GGGGCTTATCGGCAGTGTGTTTGTGGATGATGCAGGAAACATCCTGAAGAGCATCGTGGTGCCGACCATCGGCTTGAAATTTGAAGCCGGCATGTATCTGATAGCAGACGTTCCGGAGCGTGCGACGGCTCTGCATTTCTCCATTCTGAACACGGCAGAGTTTGACTGCGTGGTGCTGAGCAACAGCGACAAGATAGAGGACATGGAACCGGATTGGGTGGCCAATGAGGAACATCTGTGTGCCGTTGTGGGCAGTTCGGTGGTGGGCAGCAAGCTGCGTGCCTGCATAACCGGAGCTTCGACCACGGCAAGCATGACCTGGACGGACTTCCACTATTACAGTCAGCAGCGGGGTATGCAGCAGATAGATGCGCTGATGCACAGCCGCATTGCGAATCTGAGCTATGCCCGTTACGGGAGAAGGGATATGCAGGAACAGTGCGGTGCCGGACAGCATACCTACAACCGCACAACAGGTGGAACGGCCGACCATGGAATGACAGATACCATCGGCTACGATGAAGCGTATGCCATCAACAACAAAATCACGAATTCGCTGGTTGACGGCCTGGTGCACCAATACGCCTGGTATAAGAGCCTGGACGAATACGGACAGGCAACCGTTGTGCAGGTGAATAATATCTGCTGCCTGGGCTACGAGGACATCTACGGCAACAAGTATGATATGATGGACGGCGTGGATCTGCCGAACGACAGCGGCAACGTGGGCAAATGGCGCATCTGGATGCCGGACGGCAGTATCCGTATGGTACAGGGCAAGAAGGACAGCGGTCAGTGGATTACAGGCGTGGCGCACGGCAAGTATATGGACCTGGTTCCGGTAGGTAATCTGAACGGATCATCTTCTACTTACTATACCGACATGTACTGGATAAGCACCGCCACAGTCCGTGTGGTCTATCGCGGGTGCTACAATGCGTACGCGAGTGGCGGTGTATCGGGTGCGAATGCGTATAAC